TTCTTCCTTAAAAAATTCTTCCATATCAGGATATAACTTTTTAAGATTACCTATCAACTGTGACCAATAGAAATAATCATTATTTTCAATTTCAAATCTGTATAGTGATGGTGTTTTAGCATATTTATTATAAAACACTTCTAAGATATTGATATCTTCGGGGTGCTTACTTCTACCATTTGCTCTCAACACGTTTATAACACTTTCTTCCCCAAAGGGTAATCTTCTTATATTATTCATATATTTTATTCTCTTTATTTTTATTTAATTATATAGTGTAAATAAATTAAATTGTTGTTATATATATTTTTTAATTTTCTCTTGTATTTCTTGGTTTTTGGTTTTTTGGATTTTGTTTTTTTGGGTTTTCTTTTCCTAAATCATCTTTTCTACCAAAACCACCCATACTATCATTTCGTTGTATTCCCGTATAAATTTTATCTATCCATACTGAATTAGGTATCTTAGGTGCTAGTTGACTAATAAAGAAGAAATCACCACCACTATAGTAATCAAATTTTGCTTCATCATCGTATTTTTTATTATACATAAAACCTATCATACTAAAATGATTTAATGCAATCATTCTTTTATTAAATAATAAATTACCTGGTATAATTCGTTCTGGAAATTTAACTTTCCATAATGCTAAATCATCTTCGTTATTTAATTGATTAATTATTTCTTCAATTGCATTATCTTCTAAGAAAGCATCATCATCATCCAAAAACATTATCCAACCTTCTTTAACCTGATCTCTTAGGTCATTTAGGTATAAATTATATGGTGCAGGTCGCCTTCCACTAGGAACTTTTAAAATTTTACCTGTATATTTTTCTACCCTTATATAATTATTTGTATATTTTTTTACATATTCTTCTGAAGCATCATCATCAACAGATATTAAATGATTAATATTAGAATAACTTTGATTTCTAATACTTTCTATACATTTTTCAAAATATTTAGGTCTACCCGATGTTCTGGTTAGTATATTAACTACTGGTCTTGCATCCATTTTTATAATCTAAATTTTTTCATTATTTGCTGTAACATATTCTTCTTATCCGTTTGTGAATAGCTAATGTTATTTAATTCAGTCTTAACTTTTTCACCCATTACATCAACAATATCGTTATATATTTTAGTTGAAATTTCATTTACAATTTCATCTAAAAAATCATCAGTAAATTTTGACAATACATATTCAATTATCTTTTCCGATGTTTGTTCATATAGAGCTCTTTTAATATGTCTCATTGAAGTATCCCTTGCTAATGGATTACTTATATCACCCCATTCAGTTATACTTTCTAGTTTGTTTGTTATTTGTTCTCTTGTCATATCTTTATATTCAGAAAACAATTGTTTATTGATTTCAATAAAAGAATAATACAAACTATCATTATCTGTTGCAGTTTCGTGATAAATATGAATTGAAATATCATTTATAGTATGAACACTTAATCCCATTTTTCTAATTTTTTCATCTAATATATCATCTTCGTGTCCATAACCATAACAATCTTCATCAAAACCTTTAAGATTAAGGAATGTTTCTTTTCTTATAAAGAAAATTCCACCTGTTATAATTGTGTGCTTAATTGGTTTTGATCTATTTGCTATTGCAAAACTATACTTATGTTCAACAAATAATTTACTAGATTCTTCATCTAAGAAAACAACGGAATGATAAGGGTTAATTATATCAAAATTAGCCAATTTTGCAAATCCTATATTTATTGTTTGTGGTTTAATAAAAATATCGGAATCACTAAACATAAGGATATCACCTTCTGCAACTTTAGCACCAATATTATATCCCCAACCTTTATTAAAAATACCATCATTTTGAACAAAGATATGTTTAATAAATTGACTGTTCTTTATTTCACCTATCCAATCTATTTTTGGTGATTCGTCTTGTTCAACTATTATTATTTCTGTTTTACCATCTTGTAAAATGGATAAATAATCTAATACGTGTCGGAGATTCTTTCTTCTTTCTTCAGAACTTTCCCTGTAAGAAATTATTATTGATCTATTCAATTGAATGTTATTATTTTTTATCTACTTGTATTTATTATTTTGGAAGGGTCTAAACACAAAAAACCCATTGAATATTCTATCCAATGGGTTAATAAAAGTTTGATTTATTTTTATAATAATTTTTCGATTGATTCTCCACTCTCATCATCATAATCATAATAACCAAATTGATTTACCAAGCTATCTAATGTTCCATTAGTAGCATAATCTAATTTTTGGTTGAAATTATAATCATACGAACTCTGTGAATTGTGGGATTTTTTAAATTTTTTATCTATTTCGTGAGCTTTTAAACCTACAGCTTTTAACATTTCAATATATTCTTGTAATTCTTCCCTTAAACCTGGGTGATCATCTAAATATTTTTTTGCAGTTCTTTTCCTTTTTCTTTCGAATGAATCATCACCATTTTCATCTTCACCATCACCGTATTTTTCTTCATCTTCTTCTTCGATATCAATCAGTCTATTCCACACACCTTTCCCATCTTGCCACATTGTACCAATGTTATGTGGATTAGCCATATCTGCCCAAAAATTACCTGTTGGATTAGGAATAGTAACAGCTTGTACTTCTTTTTTACTTGCTGCTTCCATGAATTCTGTTTCTGATTTAGAAAGACCACCTTTTTTAGATAGACTATCTAATACTTCGTCAATAAGTTCCGATAAATCTTTTTTCTTTATTTGTTCCATTTTACAAATATAGTAAAAAAAATATGAATTAACAAAAAAAATTATAATGGTGTATCGTTTTTATCCATTCCCATTAAATCTCTTACTTTCATTAGTGTTTGTTTATCAAGATCAGCTAATTTATTAGCCATATTTTTAACACTATCTTTATTTCGTGTTACATCATCTGGGATAGCTTCTAATTTAGCATCAATATTACCACCTTCTTTTGGTTTTTTAGCACCTTCTTTTTTAACTTCTTCTAATTTCTTCTTATTGATTTTATAAATAGTTGCATCGAACCAATTTGTAATAGCTTCTTTTAGCTTAGTTAAATCTTTTGGACTTTCAGCTTCTTCTTGTGGTGTTTCAGTTTCACCTTGTGCTTGTGCTATTTCACCTTTTTGTTGTTGATCTTGTGCTTCTTCTGGTGTTCCATCTAAATCTTCTTCAGTAATGTCATAAGGTTTACCAAGATTTAAAATTAAATCTCTTGAAAATTGTTCAACATTTTTATCAAAAAGTTTTGCATCATTACTAAACAATTTTTTAGTTCTTTCTGGAGAATCACCATAAAGTTTTTCTAAAGTGTAATTATCAGTATTTAAATTTTTAATAGTTGAACCGATAGATGCATAAGCAGTTCTTATATTATCTTCTACTGTTGTTAAAATAGTAGGTAATGTTGTTGCTTCGGTAAAGCTATTAACTAATATATCTCTATGTTGAAGAAAGTACTTATTTGCTACATCAATCTTATCATCAAAACCTTTTTGATTACCTAACTTCTTATTAAATTCTTCTAAAGGTTTTTTAAGTTCATCTTTAACATCTTTAAGTAAACCACCTAATAAGTTTTTAAATAAACCACCAATCCCTTTAGCTGCTTTAGTACCACCAAATTCATCTTGTGCTTCATTCATCTTTATAAAATCTGTGTAATTCTTTACCATAATTATTATATATTAAATTGTGTTTTTCATAATATAAGCTACCAAATCATTTGCATCCTGGTTAACTGTACCACCGATATGCCATTTGTATGATATATCCTTCATTTCATCTTTATCTAAACCTGAATTATTGTCATATATACTTATAAGTCTATTATTATTTGTTTTAAGAACCCATATAAAATTATTACCAATCCAATCATCTTCTTTTGGTTTACCAAATAATTTTACAAGATCATCGTATGTAGTATTTATTTCACCTATCATCCAAGAACTAAGCATATCTCTATTAACTTTTTTAAATGTAGCATTTGGATCACCATCTAATGAACTTAAAATTTCTTCTTTTGATTTAGGTGACATTCGATCTCTTATAGATTCATTAGTCTTTTTATCCATATTTAATAATAATTCTATTAGCTTATCTACTTCATATTTATTAAAAACGTCAATAAATTCCATAGGGTGAACATGTAACACGTTAACTTTACTTGGATTTAATTTAATTTGTTTCAAAATTCTATTCCAAACTGATATACCTAACATTAATCTGATATAATTATAAAATTTATATTTATCATTACTAAATCCACTTTTATATAATTTAAAAAGAAATTGTTTCTTTTGTTTAAGATTATAATTCTTAACTATGTTTTTCATTTCTTCATCACTTTTAGGTTTCATTTCATCCCTTAATGATTCTTCTATTTTATCAGGCCATAATAATTCGTGACCAATTAAATCATATGGCCATCCATCATTCTTCATAATAATTACTTTCTTCTTATTCTTTCTAACAAGATTTAATGCATCTACATATGATAATGTATCCCATTCCATTACATTTTTTGCAGCTTGATCAGATATATCTTTCCATAATTCATCTATTTCTTCATCAGATTTAGGTGACATTTGATCTCTTAAAGACTCATTATATGTTTGTAAATATTTCATATTATTTTACTCCTAATATTGTTCTATATCCTAATACATCTAATGCAGTTAGATGATCTTTTACCCTTTCGTTTTTAAGTAATAGTTTAAGTGTTTCAGTAAAAAATTCCATAGTTTCTTTTTGCACTTCTTCGGAATCATCTAAACAATGACCAATAAACCAATTATCAACAAGATATGGTCCAGCATCTCCTAAAACATCACCTTCTAAAATTTCGAGTATAGCTTCATCATAATGCCAAGTTAAAATTATATCCTTTAAGATTTGATTTTTATCTTTGGATGGGTCTGCACCCCTTTTAAGGGCTTCTTTAACTAAAGATATATCTTGTAAATCAAATATTGCTTTCATTAATAATTCTTGGGGGTTTAAATTCTTTATTACATCATCTATTTCTTCTTCAGACTTAGGTGACATTTTATCCCTTATAGATTCATTATATTGATTAAATTTGTGTATCATTTTAATTTTCTATACTTTTTAATATTTTTTCTATTTTATCTTTCTTGGATATTATTTTCTCTAATTCCCCGTTGATAAATTCTTTGATTTCAATTATCATGGTATTATACACTTCTTCTATAGTTTTAAAACTTTCAACTTCATTTTCTATTGATAGATTATATTCATCATTACCATACATATTATATGTAATTTCAAACCACAAATATTCATCATCATTAAATTTTAAATGAATTTTTATTGCTGGATAATCATCATCAATACCATCTATCATATTTAATTCTGGTTCTAATTCTGAATTATTTTGAATATATTTTAGTAATTCTATTAATTTACTATGTTCCTTTGGTAATTCTTCATCAGATTTAGGTTTCATTTCATCCCTTATAGATTCATTATATGGTTTAATGTATTTCATAAGATTATATATTAAAATCTTAGATAGGAATTGGTAGTGGTTCGACTACACTTGTTATGAATGTTTTTGCTATTTCGACAAATAACCAGGGAAGGAAACTTACAACATTTTCTACAACGGGAAGGAATTGTTCACCCGCACCAGTTATATCAATTATCATTGCTGATATAATTTCTTCCATTTTTTCTGGATTTGCTAAACCTATTATATCAGAAAAGAATTCTTTTATTTTAGTAAATGTTGGTATAGGTAATTCTGTAATAAATTCAACTATACCTTCAATGATTTTAGAAATTATATTAATTATCATATCAATAGGTGATTTGATAACACCGATTATTAAATCCTTTATTGCTTCTGCATAAGCTGAAGCTGGACTTTCTTCTGCAATTTTTGCAGTATCTTCTTTAATACTATCCCTTAATGCTTTAATAGTTGCTACTGCTGCTGTCGCACCACCTGCCATTAACATAGCTCTTTCATTATCATATATCTTCTGTCTATTTTCTTTAGAATCATCTATATCTGATGAAGTTTCATTTAAATCATTTTTAAGTATTAATAGTTCTTCTGTATATTCATTTAATATTACATCTAATGCATCAAATTTTGTTTTTAAATCTGAATTAGATTCCATCTTATAATTATTAACAGTATCTTCTATTTCTTTTTCTTCTTTTTCTAATATTTCTAAAATACTATCAGCCATATTTAATAATGTAGTTTCATTACCTGTGTAATTGAAAATATAATTCTTTTCTTCTGCATTATCTTCAAGATATTTTTTCATTGCATCCAATTCATCAGTTCTATTGACAAACTTATAATTTTCTTCTTGTTTGTCATTTAATTTATCTCTAACAATTTTATCTTTTTTTAATAATACTTCTTCGTGGATTTGATATGCTTTATCCCAAAATTCATTTGTTAATTGATAATCTACTGATATTAACTTAATTATTTGTTCTGTTAATAGAGCAACCATCCCTACTTGATATGCTTCAATGTTTGGGTTTATTTTATCAGTTAAATTTTGAATCTTACTTCTTGAAGTTTCAATTTTATCTTTTAAACCTTTCACATTATCGGTTAAATTTTCGATATATGGTTCTTTTCCAATCTTCCCTAATGTATCAATTGATGGTATTGGTATGGTAATTCCTAATATACTAAATTCCAAAGATGGGATAGGTATGTTAACGTCCATTATTTCCCCTAATAAGAGCCCCAGGAACCAGTTTAGGGTATCGGTGAAGAATGTTACCACATCTTCTATTAAGTCCTTAATACCCTCTATAATGTCCTTTATTTTCTGTATGAGTTGGGGTGGGTTAGTTAATAACTTTGGTAATTCTAATGCTGTCTGTATTGGTTTAACCATTGATAAGAATTGTTGGAATAAAAACCCAAGAATTTTACCTTCTAAAAGAATAAATTGTTTTACTAAAGAAGCTGCACCTGAATCATCTGGATTTAATCCAGTGTTGGTTTTCATCTTATCTAAATATGCTTCATCATATTCTCCTAATGGTTCACCCACATCATCTACTAAACTAAATAGACGAATCATAGCTTCTCTTGTGAGAGCATCTACATCCATACTAACAGTAGCTTGGTTGTATCCAACATCTTCAGTTTTTTTAGGTATTGCCATTATAATTATTAATTCTTAAAATCATTAAATCTTTTCATAATATTACTTTCATCTAATTTAATAGAGAATTTAATAGGTTGACTTAATGTTATTTCAGTAGTTTCAAATCTATTGAGTTGATTGTTTGTAATTAAATGTGTAAATAAAGTAGGGGATTGTTCACCAACTCTTTTAGATATTCTATTAAAAACTTCATCTTCTGTCTTTTTTAGATATTCTTCAAAAAATTCTTGGACATCATTTGCTACATTGATATTTTGATTTTCATCATCATAAAAATGAACTTCTTGATAAAAATTTTGTTTTATTGGTATAAACTTATCATCTTCTATATGAAATCCTGCCATATGTTCAAGAAGGATTTTCATTTTATCAATAGGTGCTTTAGTTGTATTTTTTAAATCAAATGAATCACCTGTATAATAGAATTTTTTTATTTCTAATCCTAATTCAGATAATTTGTCTTTAAGAACCTTTAATACTTCATTATCATTATCTACACTATATCTTGCTGATAATATACCAATATCAATATCTTCTACACCTGATAAATGTCTTATATTTTCTATAAAGAACTTAACATTATTATAATATTCAGGGTTTGTTTTTTCGATAAACGAAACACCTAAATCTTCAAGCTCGATGTTCTTTCTTTTTTTCTGAATCTTTCCAAACATATCTTCACTAATCCAAAATGATTTACCATTATATTCTATCGTGTGTTCATCATTCTTATAAATACCTGCTAAAATATAAGTTGTATCCTTTTTAGATAATTTAATTAAAGGTTTACTAGGATTACTTTTTTCAATAATCCATATTGTTGTATCAATTGACCATAGTGTTCTGTCTAAATCGAAAAAGTGAATTGCTTTATTCATAGTATAAATTAAATATTTGTATTATATATAAAAAAAACCATATCAAATGATATGGTTTTGTTTTAGAATCTAGGGAATTTACTTGCATCACTTCCTCCAAGATTAGATGGATTAAAATTTGACATCATTTTACTTGGGTTAAAACTTGACATATTCCCTGTTTGAGAACCTTGTTCTTTGTCTTGTTTTTCCTGTTGTTCTTTTTCTTCTTTGTTTTTTTGGTTTAATAACTTAATATAAAGTTCATATTCCCAATAATACCAACTATCAATAACAGTAGATTGTGCATTGGTATCTTGACACATTAATTGAAATTTATTTGTAAGGAGATCGGTAATATCAACTTGAAACATTGATAATAATCTCTTAGTAAATTGATCAATGTTATCCAGTAAAACTGTCCAAGATATCTGGGAGTTCGAATAAAGTAGATGCTCCGCCGGGAAACGTCAATTCAGCGTGGACCTCCTCGCCACACTCACCGCAAATTGCTGTCAATCCCTTTATTCCAAGATTCATGTTATTAACTACTGAATTTAATCCATTGAATAATTTTAAATCATTCATATTAACATATTCTTTTAATTTAGCTTTCATACCTTCAGGTGTGATAGAACTTCTATCATACAATAAGAATGGCATAATCTTCATAAAAGATACATTAGGTTTTTTATCAGCTTGAACATCTCTTTTTATTTCATCATAGAAATCTTCTTGAATACCTATTGATGGTGGACCCATTTTCCAAGATACACCTTCATGAATTAATTCATAACATTGGTTTTCTTTTTTCCAAAATTTTTCAATTTTTTCATTTGGTTCTTGTATTTCAAATGTAGCTGGTCCAAAATTGTTAGCTGTTGCTCTAAATGGAATTGAAAATTCGTGTCCACATTTACATTGAACTTCTTTTGTCAAGGTATTACCACCTTGAAATGTCATTTCACGAATCATAAAGACAAGAAACATTCTATCTGCATCTTTTACATCTCTATAAGTTCCTTTTTTTCCATCTGGATGAACGAATAATACATTTCTTGAAAGTAATTCATTCATTTTTTCAGTTATATCAACAAAATTTTCATCATCTACTACAGAATATGCTTGTATTTCTGATACTTTTGCTGCTCTGATACTAATCTTTATACCTGGTTTGTAAAATCTAGAAGCTGGTAATAGATTAATATCAACTAAAGAATATTCAGTAGTAGGTGGAATATAATTATCCGTTGCTAATGCTTCTTTTGGTGTAGTGGGTGCTTTTTGATCCTTATCATCCAAAAGACTTTTAAGATATTCTTCATTCTTTTTTTCTTTGTCGTTCATTGTAAAACAATTATTTTTATTTCTATATATTATAGAATGGTGGGTCTAACGAACTAATGTCGTTAAATTGATAAAAAAATACGTAATTTGTTTAAAAAATTGATTCTAAAAATTAATAAAAAACTATACTACTATATATTAATAATTTAAACTGTTATTATGAAATAAGACCATGTATAATAAATATATAATATTAGTGTAAAAAATAACTATGAAATTTTGATATATTACGAAAATGATAATGGGATATTATATAAAGGAGATATTTTAGAAGAAATAAGAAAAATAGGTAATAGTACTGTTGATTTAATAATAACTTCACCACCTTATAATTTAGGTAATAATCACCATACAAACACAAAGAAAACACAATGCTATGATGATAATCTTCCTGAAGATGAATATCAACAATGGCAAATTGAAATTATAAATGAATGTTATCGAATATTGAAGGATAACGGTAGTATGTTTTATAATCATAAGAATAGAATAAGAAAAGGAATTCAAATAACACCCTATGAATGGTTATTAAAAACAAATATGATAATAAAACAAGAAATTGTTTGGGTCAATGGTAGTTATAATTTTGATAAAATTAGATTTTATCCTTTTACTGAAAGGATATATTGGATGACTAAATCACCAAAAACTAAATTAATAAACACACTAAGCAAACACGATGTATTTGATAGAACTGAATGGAAACCAGTTGGAACTAAAAATAAACACACAAGGGCATTCCCTTTACAGATGCCCCTGGATATTATTAGTTGTTTTCCTGAATCGGAAATTATATTAGACCCATTTATGGGAAGTGGTACAGTTGCATTAGCATCAGAACAGCTCAATAAAAAATGGTTAGGTATAGAATTAGATAAAGAATTCTGTGACCTAACCATTGATAAGGTTGTTAAAATAAATTAATTTTTAGATAAATAATATTTAAGTGTGTTAGCAATAAGAATATTTGAACTAATTTTTGATGATGTATTAATATCATCAGATAAATTAGAAACTCTTATTACTTCTTCAATTTCATTTTTTGATGTTTCTTCAATTTCTTTGATTTTTCCTGAAAAAACATTCCACCCATTGATTGAAGTACGAATATGATCCCATAATATGTTTTGTTGAACTGTTTCAAGTGTTTTAGGGTTTTTGACTTGACTCAATGCATTTTTATAAGATATATAATCCTTGTTAAAATAAATAATTAACTTATTATCATCTTTTACATTATGTGTAAAAGATTTTTCGTCAAAGCTTTCATCATCAAAAAACATTTCTTTTAATTCTTTTAATGATTTGATTTTATATTCAAATAATGAACGTATATCAAATTTTTGTTTGTCTTTTTTATCATTTTTCCCTTTTTTAGACGAACTTGAACCTATACCTGGTGTTGAGTCATATTTTATTTTAATATTACCTGCAATAGTTTTACTCGTTTTTTGTTCGGTTAAAACAATTATCATATCATAAATTTGATCATCAATCATTTTAATTTTTTTATTATCGAAAACAAGAGTATATAAATATTTTCCTTTGTTCTGCCCTTCATATAATGCTTTTGTTCTTGAAGATGTAATAGTTTGACCATTTAAAACAAATGTTGGTACATAATCATCATTATCCATTAAAAATTTTAAACTAAATTTTCCTTGTGATTTTACTAATTTCGGGGTTTCTTTATACTTATTAATAAAATCTTTAATATCTAAATATGTTGGCTCTGTCTTTGATTCATTTTCATCACCATTTTCATCATTCATACCACCAACAAACATATCAGAATTTTTAAAATTACTTATTAAATTATCACAATTTAATGATGATAGTGTATTTTCACCAACAAAAAAATCTTCAGTAAACATTTTTTCTAATGATTCGGGTTCAGATGAATCCATTTCATTTTTTCTTTTATTTTTAATCCTTTTTAATTCCTTACTATCTCTTAAATAATCATCAATTTGATACATTACTTTATTGTAAATATCTGATGTTTTTTTAACAGATTCTCTATTTGCTTGGAAAACAGATAATTTTTCACCCATAGATAAATTTGAATAATCTACAATAAATATTATTGAGTTTTTAATAAAACTTAAACCATGATTATCTATGTACTTATTTACCGTTGTTGATTCGATATAATGTGTTTGATAATTTATTTTGTGAATACATCTTCTTGCTTCGTTTAAAACCCTTGTTTCTTTATCATCTTTATCTGCATTTTTTTTGGTGAATCGTTTGGTTACAATTACTTTCACTTTTACACCACCCACATTAAATGGTTCATCTTCCCATTCAACTAAATCACTAGATACCAATTGTTCTTCTAGTCCAATAAATTTACTATTTCGATTTTTACCATCATTATACCCTTTTCTTAATTCAAGAAAATTTATAGGAAATGGGATAGATGGTAATAAATGATTTAAATTATATTTTAAATTGGATGTGATAACTGTTCCACATCCCCAAGGTAACTTATAACTATAGTTTTTTACTAAAGTGCCATATTCCAAATATGTTCCGTTTCGTCTAATATCTTTTTGTGAGTGTTTTTTTGGTATAATGGGTAAACTCCCTACATTAAAATTAGGAATTTTGTTATCTATAATTAGATAATAAAAGATTGGCATACCATCATCACCAGTAAATTCTTTAATTATAGTAAAAGACCACATATTTTTTTCATCTTGATATTCATTAAATTCAGGATTCCTCTTTGATATTATTAATTGTGTTCCACCAACACTATGTGTTAATGCACCTAAACCACCCATATGAAATTGTCCATGTTGATCTGGTTGTTCCATTTTATATCCTTGGTTTATTGATAAAAATGTTTTTTCAAAATCAGAATTAGGTTGACCAATTCCCCTATCTATAAAAGATAAAGCAGTATTTTCGGTATCATCTTTATCACCTGTTGCAACTAAAAATAAATCATATTGTTTTTCAAAATTTTGTATACCAATGATTTTGTTTTTTATAATTTTATCATTACAAGCAGTTTGAACAGCATCATTAAAAGATTTTGCTTTTATTTGTTTTGATTTAACATCATTTTTAACAATAGCATCAATACAATTAGTAATTTTTTCTACAATAGCACCTTTTGAATCACTTTGTTGATTGTGAACAGATGCTATTTGTATATGTTTATCACCCCCAAGAACTTTCCAATTTTTCTTAACGGGTTGGATTTTACCTTTATTAGTAATGAAATTGTATTTTAACAAAATTTCATTGACTTTTTTATAATCATCAACAGCCTGTAATTCGTTAAATAATTTTAGTGCATTTAAATTTTCCATAATATAAATTGTTTTAGTGTTATTAATATAAATTCTCTACAAATATAATAATAATTATCTTATTTTCCAAAAAAAGTCCATTTTAAATCTCTGATACACCGTTGTTTAGCCCAATATATTGGGCCAAAGATTAGAATATATTCGCATCTTTGAAGAATATATTCTTATTTTATGGTTATTTTGAGGAATATATTCGCATTTTTGTGATAATACATAGAATCGTTCTAAATAACAAAAACCCCTAATTTCTTAGAGGTTTTAAAATATATTAACTTTGTTTTTATATTAAAAGTAATAATCTTCCCACCAGTCAGCAGCCCAAGTTCCTGTAAGTTCGTGGATAGCTGCAGTATCAGACCATTGTAAATCTTCAACACCTGACCAATTTGTTATTTGACAGTTGTGATAAGATACTCTTCTTATAATTTCACCTTCTCTATCGTGATGATAAACTATAATCTCACCTAACATATTAGCTTTATAGTTAGAAGAACCATCTTCGTTGTTCCAAGCTAAATCATACCAATCTTTAACCATTCTAAATGTGAATAATTGTTTAGCTTCGTTTTGGTTAATGTTAAAAGCAATACTAAGATCAGTTCTTGATGTTGATTCTGGGAATCCAAGGAATAATCTAGTTGAATACTTATATTTTTGTGTTATAGTAGCTAATGTTGGATATGTAGGCATAGACGTACTTATCGCATTTTCTAATAATAGATTTGTTCCATTAGGATGTCTATCACGAATAGCATCAGGAAGAAAAATTTCAACCTCAAATAAATTCTTATATGCAGGCTCCCAATTTTCATTGTGACTACTTATCTGTGTAAAGTGTGGTAGAGGCATAATTATATTTCATTTTTTTTTATTATATATAAAAATTATTTTTCTCAAATAATTCATATCTTTTCGTTCTTAGTTTATATATTAAATTAATAATGTCATATTTTTTACACAAATAAAAACCCCACCTTAATAAAGATGGGGTTTTTGTTTATTATAGAATAATTATTATTCTTGGAAACCAGTTGAATTAATAGCACCTGTTCTTTCGATTGTAATGTTATTAACAATCCAACCCATACCTTTAACGATTTCAACGAATGTATCAAGTACACCACCTTGAAGGTCGATAATATAATTTGTGTTGTTTGTAGTATCACATATGTTTCTATAAGCATAAAGTGCATTGGAATCAACATAACGTTGACAAATCCTATCAGCTCTATATTTAATTTCTGAACGAATTGCAGGGGTATTAAATTTCCATTGGTATCTAAGAAGCATATCATAAAGCTCGTTTTCAAGCTCAATAAGAACTTCTCTAGAGTGCATGTAGCTTAATGAAGATACAGGATAAACTTGTGCTGTGTTTTCATCATTGATTGTATAACCAACGTTTCTGATGAATGTGATTGGGTTTGCACCCATTCCAGCTAAGTTACTTAAATCATCATAAGTAAAGTCTATTTCAGTTCCACCGATATCAGGTACTCTACCTGAATTGATACCAGCAACTATTGTCCAAGGATATGTACCCGCTACATTAGAAAGTTGCTTTCTCATATAAGCTGCAGCTACATAAGGTGCAGGTGGTACTTCTTTAGTTATTCCATCATAAGTTGACTTAACATATGGGAAGAAATAACCAACTGTTGAACGACCTGAACCAGTTCCAAAAGTATATAAGAAATCTGGGTTCTTGTCCTGGTTAGCACCGTCTGCAATATATTCAGTACTTAAAGAACCGTCATCATTTGTATAACTTGGGTTATCTGATTTCTTGAATTGTTTTGCACTTGGCATATTAATGAAACCTAAACAGTTAAGCTTTTCACCACATAAATCAACATATTGTTGTTTTGATGTATTACTTAAACCAAGACCGAATGAGTCAATTAAATATCTCCAAGAAATTTTATTCTTGTTTGTTAATCCTTTAAACATTGCAGTTCCAGAACTCATTACATCTAAGATGTTACTTTGTCTTGTTTCTGTTCCGTTTGGTAATGATTCAGAATGAATCTTAAATGGTACTAAACTAACACCCTTTAAGTGTGTAGCATATTTCCAAATTGCTGGATAAACAGTTGTATAAGGTTCGTTTGAATCTGTGTAAGATATTTTAATAGCTGCATCAGTTTTAAGAGTTTTGTTAATACCGTCAGCATCATTAGTAATATTAATAATTCTTGTTAATGTTCTTGGTTGTTCACCAATTTCAAGATCACCTGCTACATAATACGCTTCTAAGTAATCACCTCTTTTAACTTCAGCATATCTTGTTTTATCAACAGATATTGCTACTGTATTTGTATCATCAGTAATTGTACCTTCAATTTCTAAAGTTTGTTTCCAATTTCCAATATCAGTTGTAACAATGATTGGTGCAGTTGGTGCAGTTGTAAAGTTAACTGTTAAAATACCATCTACATCAAGATACATAGTTAATTTATTATCTTCGTCATCACCTACAAAATCACCATTATTAATTTCCCCGTTGAAGAAATCAAGATAGAAATCTGAATATTTAGCAACAACATTTAAATTAGAATCTAAAGTTGTAGTCATAACTATACCACTATTGAAACTAAATTCGTTATTGATATAATAGATTGCACCAGTTGTATAATTTGCTGGTGTATCAATATAAATTTTAACCGTTGCGTTTGCTGTGCTTGTGTAAGTTGTACTAACAGGATCAATAATTTCTTGTTTTTCATCTACACCACTATTTTTAACAATCACACCTTTATTAGCTTCAAGATTAGTTGAAAGTTCAGTAAAATATTTAATACTTCTTAATCTTTCATATTCTGTATTACTAATAGTTAAACCTGATGTACCAAGGAATTCAATTTCTAAGTAATCGGTTGTACCTGTTACAGCAGTCATTGTTACTGGTAATGCTACGAAACCTGAACCATCTACTGTTTCAGCATCATAACCTGCACTACCTGTGTAAGAACCACCAGTGTTAACCATATTTACTGTACCTAATATAATTGCATTTGTATTAGTGAAATTAATTGCTCTTAAAGTTGTTGTTCCGGATACTGTTTCAACACCTTTTTCAACTTGGAAACCATCAGAATCAAGATAAATAATATCTGTTCTTTCGTATCCATCTGCTACTACTTCTAATTGAACATTATAAGTAGAACCACTTAATTCATAATTTACACCATTAATAATATAAGATGCTGAAGAAAGTGTGAAAGGTTGTTGGATTGTAGTAGTATTAAATGTTCCTGCTACAATACCTGTACCGTTTGTTGACCAGTTCATCCACGTTGAACCATAACCTAAACCATAACCAGAAATATTTGGTGCAAATACATTATTTGCTGCATCGAGTGCTACATTAGGATATTCTATATCTTCTTTAATATTTTGATCATATGAAAGGAAGTTAATAGATTCGTAACTTGTACCAACGATAGTATCACCAACTAAGTCCATTAAATCTGTTGGATAATCGGCATCTAATAATAAATCTTCAGAATAAGTACAGAATAAATTAGTTGTATCAGTATCATTGTTGATAACTGTTTCAACATAAAGGTCTCTACCATTTAAATCTTTAAAGTTAGGTATTAATGAAACATCGTAGTTAGCCAATACGTCTACACCATATTCATTAACAAAATCTTCAACCCCATCAACTAATAGACCATCTGTAGAGAAATAATTACTCCAGGTTGTGTCTACTGCTAATGTTTTATAATCTGTCCAATCACCAGCTAATATTAAAACGTCAATTAAATAATCAGAAATAAGTGATTTAGGTCTAATGTATTGAGGAACATTATTTACACCTTCATACCATGATTCAGCAGTAACATCAAAGTTAGTTGCAGTTGATTTGAATAAGAAAACTGTAATAGTTTTATCACCCATATTAGTTAAGTGTAAAAGTCTTTCTGTATCTTCTGTAGGATCGTTTACTAAATCCAAGAATGATTCTGAATCTCTTTCCCAAAAATCTTGTCTGTTGAAGAACTTTTCATAATCATCTGTGTTTGGATTACTGAAGTCATCACTTGAATATTTAGCAGAACAAGATACAGAAACCCAACTTAATTGGTCTCTATTTGGTTCTGTGTCAAGAAGATTAAGAGCCCATATTGGACCAGTCTCTATTATCTTTAAACAAGTTCTGTGGAAGAAAGAACCTTTTCTTTCTAATTGGTAATCAATTCCACCGAAGATTTTTTCGAAATCTATTTTGTTTTCAACATATACCGGATTGTTAAATGGACCTTTTTTAGAAAACCCTGGTACTAAATTGATTAGTACGTTTTGGATAGGTGCTTCAACTATTGAATTGTCGATCTCCTCAATATAAATTCCTGGTCTGTTGTATTTACCTAAGTCTTTTTCTTGTATTGGCATTTTATTTAGCTTTATTTTTTGCGTATTTACATTATATATTAAATATTCTTATTCAGTTTTTTGTAAACATTTTCTTTATTCTATGTATATATATAATAGATTTAATTTGAATTTTCCGATATTTTTAATTATCTTTACAACAATATCAAAAAAAGTAGATATATTAAGTATAAACAACTTAAAATTTAAATTATGTCAAAAGTAAAAAACCGTTATGTAGTATATGAATACAACGAGAAAGCTTCCCCAAATTACAGGGGGTGTAGATTTATCACAGGGTGGAGAGAACCTATTGTTCAAAAAGAAAATAGTTCAACAGATATTATTGCTGAAAATATATCTGATGAAGAAGCTCAAAGACTAGTTAGACAAACGAGTTCAAATAACGCTGAAGCATTTTTAAGTGATCTCCCAAAAGAAATAAGAAACGACAGAACAGATGAATTTATAAGGGATATGCTGAAAAATGGATAAAAATAATAATTAAATTTTTAATAAATATATTATATGAAAGACCCAAAAAACATAGAAGCGTTAAATAGTATGGTAATGCATTATATTACTTTACATGGATTACAAGGAATTGCACTTGAACAGGATAACCCATTTGCTATATATTTTATGAAAATATTAATGGGTGATATGTTTCCTATGGGTGAAATGATGTTCTCGTTAGGGGTGGGTAAGAAAGTTGTAAGTAGAGATGATGTAAGTAAAGAACATATGAATATACCATCTAATATATTACATCCTATAATTCAGGAAGCATATGATTTTTACCAGGAAATAGATGATATGAATTATAGTGTTGATCCAATGATGAAAGAACAAATAGCTCAACAATTAGGTGATATGAAATATGATGACTTTCTTGAAGATTCAGTTGAAACATTTAAAACCTGTTTATTTGAATTAGTAAATAATTATAATTCAAATAGAGAAGAATATATCCAGGTACAAATTGGTGTCTTAAAAGATAAGATGAATGAATCAGTAGTAATTGAAGATTATATAATGGCTGCTGAAATGCGAGATAAAATAAAAGAATTAAAAGATAAGATATAAAAAAAGATATAAAAAAAGGGGATGAATTTTTTCATCCCCTTTTTTTTGGTATATAATTTAATTAAATGTTCTTGCACCGTGTGTATCAGTACCGGATGATTTAGATTCACTAAATTCCCCTTCGAAATAATCAGTATCAAATTCAAAGTTATCTGATTCATCATCCCAGGTTAATCCTTGTGTTTTAAATGGGTCATTATGATTATGATATAACCATATAACAAGACTTTCAATCGTTTTATTATACTTGTTTAAAACACTATTAATTTTTGGTGCTGATATCTTTTTGATTTTTAAATTATCAATATCTTTTATGAATTTATCAATATCAATACCATCTTCAAATGTGTTGTTGCTTAAATCAATATTATCACCAAGCTCGATACCGTGTTCTTCTTCGGGTTCATCAGGATCAAATGGTAAACCATCGTTATCTTCTTCATCATCGTCATCATCTGTTAATTTACCCCAATCAGTTCTATACCCATAAACTGCTTCTATTTGATCTTCTAAATCACCAAAGGTTTCAAATTTATCTTTACCTATTGTAATAGAACCATCTTCGTGTATCCAAACAGAAACAATTTGTGAATCATCATACCAACTTACAAATAACATTTCTTTTTCTGGTATGAAATTTTCACCGTTTGCACATTCTTTTTGTTGGGTTTCTTCAAAGATATCTTCAATCATCATAAAGATATAACCTAATTCTTGATCATTTAAATCACCTTCTTTCTTTGGTTTTCTTATTGGATTTGGTGTTTCTATTGGACCTGGTTTTCTTTCAATCGGTAATTCTTCCCATTTTACTTTAAGAACAGCTTCACATAAATCTTCAAGAAATGTGATATTTTGAAATTCTTGTGTGCTGTGTTCATTAAAATAACCAACTGATATATTAGTACATTCTGCAATATCGTCCATAAATACTGCTGAGTCAGTATAAATACCTGTTGGGTCAGCTTTAAATGAATAATCTGATACATTATTTATATCTTTTGCTAATGCTGATGAAAATGCTGGTGAACAACATCTTCCACCCATCTGTACTGTTATAATTGAATCATAACCTTTTCTATCAAAAGAAATACATTTATTATATGGTTCAAAAATTTCAGGATTATCTAATAGAATATTACTTGATCCAATTGTACCACTTTCTTCACCCATAAAGAAATAATAAAGACCTGGTATTTTATGTTCAATCATATTTAACATCAACACAACACCCGCTCTATCATCAGCTCCTAATACTGTAGTTCCATCAGTTTCAATAAAGTGTTCTTCAGTACCCCTTTTAGTTTTAATGGAATCAAATTGGTGCTTCACCTTTCTTCTAGCGTGTGCTGCTGTATCCAGGTGGGATGTAAACATAGTATCACTTTCACCTATCTTAATCCAGTAATTACCAATATGATCTTCATTAATACCTTCAGGTAAATGTTTTTCTAACATATATTCCTGACCTATTACTTCAGTATACTGTGTTAACTGTATAAATTTTTCTCTAATATTCATATTATGATGTTGTGTTTAAATTATATATTAAAATTAATATTTGGTAGTCCAATTTGGGTCAGGGAAGAAATTATTTTCTTCGTATTCTTTGAATAATTTATAAAGTGGTTCCCAATCTGTTTCGGGGTCAAATGCTGCTTTATCATCAATTAAAATATTGAAATAAAACTTCTTTTCATAATAACCAAAGTTTCCATTATTAGATGATATATCTTTATTTTCATTTATATTATCAAATCTAATATCGTGCTTCATTAATTGTCTTACATATTCATATATTTCTTGCGGATATGAAGAAGTCCACATTATAGTCTTAATATCATCCCTTTTGGTTAATAGTTGCATTGTTTCCATTGCATAAGGATAAAAATGTAAGGACTTATCATTTAAATCATATGTCGGTTTAATTAATGTTCTGTGCATATCAATTACCCAATATGTTTCATACCATTCTTTTGAAAATGAATGTAAAAACATTTTATGAATAAATTTAGTCCAAGATGTTGTTAAAAATTTGTCGTACATATTATTTATTCTTTAAATTAATTTCGTCAATATGCATTAATTGTAATGCATTTTTTAATGTATTATCAGGGTCGTGTAATGTTTTATCCACAAATAAATCCCCCTTAATAATATCATCATATATTTTTTTTGCTTTTTCGTATACATCAATATCATTTATTATACGAATACCAATTGGATTATATTTTTCAAAAAAGATATCGAAGTTATTTAATTTATCAAAAAATACTAATTTCATACCTTCTATAGTATAATCATAATCAGGACTATCAAATCTTTTATAAAAATCATCTGAAAATGTTACATTTTTATATTTATCTAATAATACTTTTTTATGTTTATTATAATCTGTATACTTTTTCATTATTTGTGCTTATATGAGATTGGTACTTTTCTTTTCAATATTAAACCTAATTTTTTAGCAATCATTTTCTTTTTAATTGGTGGTAATCTATCCACGAAAAATGTTCCATCAGTATGATCGTATTCGTGTTGTATCACCCTTGCTAAAAAACCAGTAAATTCTTTTTCCTGTTCAGTAAAATTAGCATCTAAATATTTAACTTTTATTTTGATTGGTCTTTTTACTTCTTCTAATATACCAGGTAAACTTAAACATCCTTCTTCAAAGTATTCTGTTTCTTTTGAATGTTCAGTAATTACAGGGTTAATAAAAACTTCTTGTAATCCACCACTTTCTATAGCAGATGTTAAATAATCAACGATAAATAACTTATACGGTCTACCTACCTGGTGTGCGGCTAAACCTACACCTTCAGCTTTTTCTAAAGTAGTATACATATTTTCTATTAATTCTTCAACTTCTTTAGTTCTTTCCTTAATAAAAATACCTTTCTTCCTTAAAATAGGATCACCATATAAATGTATCGGTAGTATCATTTGTCTATTATATGTAATTATTTATATTTAGTTTAAATAAAATTCTGTAAAATCTTTTAAAATATTTTCTTTACTTGTAGTAATAGCATATTCTTCAAAATCTTCACCTATGTATCTTTTAAATCCGGTGATTGCATTATCTAATTTTTCACCTTTTAATTCAGGGTAAAGTTCCATTAGTATTCTACCATTAAACTTCGAAGAAATTATTTTTTTCTTTTCTTCTCTTTCGTTATATTCAGAAATTTCTTGTTCTAATTTAGATAAATCCATTAAAGGTTTACAATCAAGTTCAGTTCCACCATAATCAGCAGTCGTAAATTTATGAACATATTCAAAATATGGGTTACTAACAAAACTTATTTTTTGTTGTAATCTAAATTCATCTAAAAATTTAATTCTCATATGATTTTTAACAATAAATTTAACAATTATTGGATCACCACCTAAACTTTCAATCCAATTTCCATAAGACTGAACAATAGATGTTGAATCATCTTCGTGACCATATGCTGTCCAATTTTGATTTTCATCATCCCAATCAGTAGCTTTTATTTTACCTAAATCGTGGAAAAATCCACCTAAGTCAAGATTTATATCGTTGTAACAGTTATGTAATCTGTTAGTTACTAAACGAGTGTGTGTATGAACATTACCTTCAGGATGCCATTTTTTACTTTGTTCAATAGCTTTAGTAGCGTCCACAATATCTTTTAAATCTTGTGGTGCTTTATCATATAGTAATTTAAATTCATCTACATATGAATTCTCATTTATAAATCCTGTATATTTTTTAATTCTGCTCATAATTTTCAATCTTCAATATCTTTTCTAAACTAATAATGTAACATTCTTCATCCCATCCCCAAGCTGGATTACCTTTACCACCTTTTTGTGTTCCTTTCCATTCTACCCACATAACCGGGGAATCTTTTCTATAACCTTGTTTGAATTTAACAGTATCATATTCACGGTTATCTAATCTCACATCCCAATATGGTTTTATTATTCTGTATTCTTCTTTCTTTTCACCTGAAGCGATCATCTTAAACCATTCACCTTTCATAGTTAAAGTAAGAATCCTACCAAAATCTTCTTGGGATTCATTTACAAAGTTAGTAAATTTTTTCATAATATCTATTTTTTTACTATTTATATTTAATAATATGTAGTTTGTTTAAAATGGTTGATTATAAGTATCGTATTCATCTTCATAATCATCTTCGTCATCTTCTTCAAAATATCCGAATGTGTTTAATATTATTTCATCATATGAATCATAAATATCTCTTGCTTTATACCCATCAGTTAAAGCATCAATTATATCGTTATAATAACTATACCAAAATTCCTCTGCTTCTTCTTTATTTTTTGTATGTCCATTAACTACTAATAGATTAGCTAACTTTCGAAATGCTTTATCAATTTTTTTATCAATTTCGAATTTGGATTTAGGTGTCATCTTACTCCTTAATGATTCATTCATACCCGTTTTTAATTGGTTCACTAAATCAATAATTTCTTTATCACCTGATCTTTCAGCGAGTTTGACATACTTATCTATTTGTAATAAAAAATAATTATTATTTTTAATAAAAGTAATTACTAACTTTAATAAATCTAAATCTTTATTTTCTATTGAATTGCTGATAAATGTTAATAATAAATTAGCTTGTCCTAATTTATCATAACCCTTTATAGCTAATTCAATTTCCTTAGTTGTTTTAGGTGTCATTTTACTTCTTAATGATTCATTATATGTATTAAATTTAGTTATCATTTTAAATTAATATTTTTATCCGAAGAAGTATAACCAATATACTAATCCTATTGC